AATAACTGGTCGTCACCAGGACCTACTCCGTTTTTGCGGTATAGTTTTAAAAACTCTTGTTTCATAGCTTTATCTTCAGATCTGTTATTTCTATCGTAATCAACATCAGCTACTGCTGCTTGAAAAGCTTTTTCTTCTTCGGAAGACATTTTTACAGGTTCAAAGAATGAAGATTTACCTGTACCCATTTTTTCGTTATAAGACTTAAGATATTCAGTTATACCTTTAACTCCTCTTTCAGCTGCTTTATTAAAATCTTCGATTTCTTTATTAAATTTACCACCTCTATCGTTAATAAAAATAGATAAATTATCTCCTAACATTTCTTGGTATTGAGATATTAACTGGTATACGTTACGCCAAGTAGAGAAAACTGCTATAGAAGGTAAAGATCTATCTCTTCCAAAATTAGCAATATATGAAATCATAGGATGAGCATATACCATAATCATATAAACATCATATCCTTTATCTATTAAGCTTTTTATTTTAGAAGGATTAGAAGCAGTTGTATCCCAAACAAAGCTAATTCCTTTTTCAGCTGCATCTTCTACGTCCTTACCTACCTGTATTGAAGCTGCTCCTAAATTACGATGAAAACGGTGGTTTGGATCTTCTACGTATTTGTCAGGATTAAATTGAGTTAGAGAAGGTAAGTCTAACTGTTTTAATAGAAATGTTTTACCTGTACCTCCACCACCGGCCATTACTACTGCTTTAGGTTTTTCAATTTGTTCTCGTATAAGGCTCAGTAATTCTATCATTATTCTCTATTTATTTTACCACCTCTAGATGAAGATGATGATCTTGACATACTGCTATTACTAGGTTTAGAATAGTTATTACTTGGTCTTGAGTAATTATTGCTTGGTCTAGAATAGTTATTACTAGGTTTATAGTTATTATTATTACTCGGTTTCCAATTATTATTGTTATTAGGTTTTACAATTATAGTATTATTGTTACTAGGTTTATAATTATAGTTGTTATTAGGTTTATAATTATTAATTAATGTATTTACAGCATTATTGTTTACTGGTCTTTTACTTACGTTTAATACTCTATTAGTTTGAATTCTATTAGAAATACTTGAATTAAGATTAGAAGTTAAGCTACCTCTTCTACTAGCATTATAGACTATATTGTAACTCTGGTTATTAAAAGGTCCTTGATACCAATTATTCCATGGACTATAAGGTCTAATCCATCCGTAGTAGTAATATGGTCTATTCCAACTATACCAATTATTCCAACCCCAAGTATGATGGAAAGGGTAATTAAAAGCCCAATCGTTCCAAAACCAGTTGCTATGAAAATAAACATCAAACCTATTATATGGTCTCCAAATACCCTCTAATCTAGGATTATTCCAGTAAAAAGAATAAGGTTGGTTCATTGCATAAGTTGCAAAATCGTACCTAAAATTAAAGTCGTTTCTGAGCTTCCTTTTTAAATCAAAAACTGAGCTAATAGTATCTACTTTAGTATTTGGAGTCTGGTATATACCGTCTATTTGTCCTGCCGTATTTAATACTCCATATTGAAACTGTACTCCACAGCTACATAGTAATGTAAATACAGCTCCCATCAATAAACCTTTCAGCCATGATATCCAAGCTATTTCATATACTCCTAAGTTAAGCTTGGCCATAAAATTAAAAACCATATTTTGATGCCATTCTATTATTTTTTTCATATTTTAAGAGTTGTTGGGTAACTCTTATAAATAGGTTCAGTCTTAGGGTTATCTAATAAGTAAAGTTTATAAATCGTCTGAAATAAGTCAAAATTATAATCTATTTTATCTATAATTTTAATTTGCCAACCTTTACCTTGGTAAACACCTTTCTTTTTAGATGCTGATCTAGTATTAGCTTTTAACCAAATTATTCCTGTTCTTTGTATTTTTATTCCTTTTGCTTCTTCGATTGCTTTAGCGTATGCTGCAAGTTGAAGATCATACGATCTATGTAGATTGTTTGAAGTTTTTAAATCTAATAACCAAATTTCACCGTCCATTTCAACTAATAAATCGGCAGTACCGGCATACTTAAATTTATCTGAAAATACAAATTCTTCGGTAGATATAAGTTTAGGTTTATAAGTAGACCAAAAATCATGAAATTTTAAGATCATTTCCCATACTATTTGAGAATATTTAGCGTTACCGTAATCATCCATCCAATTGACTTCTTCACCTTTTACTAAAGCTTCTGCTGCTTCATGAACTTGTGTACCTTCCTTTCCTGCTTTTCTCATTATAAGATCAGCGTTATGACCTACATCTTTTAACCAGTTATCAAAAAATTTATTTTTTGGCATATATTGTAGTATAGTAGTAACAGAAGGATAATAAACTCCTTCGTCCCTTTTGTAGACTCTACGATCTAAAAAATTAATTTGTTTTAATTCAGGTTTAAAATTTAATCTATTTTTTGAATTTTCTTTTAGGATATTAGTTCCTTGCCTTATCATATGGCTTCCATTTTATGCAGCATTAAACTTGATAAGTCTAATTCATCTGCTGATTGTATAAGACGAGTAAAAGCTTCGAAGCCCATCTCGCTAGGGTCTTTTTGTTTTAAATCAACTAGGAAGACCCTCTTACCTAAGTTAAGTAAATTTTCTGCTATTTCTAATGCATCTTTTTGAGCATCTTTATCTAAAGCTATGTAGATATCTTTTAGTTTAGAAGTAATAATTTTTTTTAATAATGAAGGGGAAAGACTTTTACCTAATATAGGTACTGCATTTCTACGAATGGCAATAGCATCAAATGCTCCTTCACATAAAATAATAGGTTGATTCCAGTTAATTAAGTTTTCAAAAAATACTATGTCCTTGGAAGTTTCGGGATTTTTATATTTAAAGTAAGCTCTCTCATAAGTTCTCCCAACAAAATAGTTGAGCCTATTGGATGAAGAATAGCTTGGGATAATGATTCTTCCTCCATAGTCTCCACCTGTTGTGTATCCAATACTATATTTAATAAAATCATTGTCGGTAAGTCCTCGTTCATATAAATATTTTTTAACTTTATTAGCAATAATAGAAGTACTAGAAGCTGAGTAAAGTAGTTGAAATTCTTTTGGTAATTCTGCTACTTCCGTATTTTTATACTCATACTTCTTACCTCTTTTAACATACTTGAGTACTTCATTAGCTTCAACTTTAGGTACTTTCAGTTGTCTTAAAAGAGAAAATATTGACTGTCCTCTAGTTTTACATACCCAACACTCCCAAAAGTTTTTACCTTCATCATTTGTAGCCATGTTGATTTCTAACTTAGGCTTTCGATGGTTGCAAAAAGGGCAATGAAAAGCGTAATTATCTCTTGCTCTTTTATTGCTTTTTCCTAGTATATTTTCTATAGAACCTAATAAAAAACTATAATCCATACTTCATAGTTAACTCTATAATATATGAAAAAATATTGTATTTACCAACTAAACGTCAGTCATTTTTAACTTACCTGATTTAGGATGTACCATGAAATTATCAGGTCTTATGTCTAACTCTGTTGGATCTATATTAAATCTAACAGCTTCTTTTTCTAATTTATCAATAAAATCTTCCGGAATATCCCCTTTGTATTCTCCCATAACCTCCATTGTAATAATTCCTAGTTTATTATTTAACCTATTAACGTCAAAAATATAAACAAAATTATTAGTTTTTTTGCCTTTAAGTTTTTCAGCGTGATCTAATTCAATAGAATCTGTTGTTACTTTAACTGCCTTTCCTTTTAAAAGGTATACTGAACCATAATCGCCTGAACCTAAGTACTTTCCGCCCTGATCTTGTATCTTATCTATCTCACGATTAAAATCAGGATCATATTCTAGGGGTCCCTCTAATATGATTTGTGAAAGTTTCATCTACCTTGTCCTTTATAAGCTTTTTTATAGTTTCTACTATTTTTAAGCTTAGATGTTTTACTTTTAGCGTGTATACCTGGTCTTTTTCTACTCTTAGAACCTAAGTAATCGCTAAGTACTATTTTAGCCATTTACAGTTTTATTACTTTTAATTTTAAATCTCCAGAGCCTTTAATCAACCTATGATATACACCCTTTCTAATAAATAGTCGTTTTAAACTCTCCGGAGTATTGTTATCGTATTGAAATTTCCAATCAGTTTCGTGAAGTGGTTCTATAATTCTATCTTCGTAATCTCTATGCCAAACTAATTCTTCTTCTTTAGTATCAACTAAAAAAGTTCTTATTTCGCCTTTTTCTGTATATGGTCTACCAGTATCCACTGAAATTTCTAGAACCTCCTAATGATTTCCAATAACGACCTATATTACAGGACCAATAACCAGGTTTAGTTTTATCTTTCTTTTGAGCACATTTATGTCTAGCTGCGAAAGAAGCTCTAGCTCCTGGCTCATTTAACTTAACGGAAAGGTTTCCGCTATCTCCGAAATTTACTTTTTTAACATTTCCTGTTTTTGGATTCTTAACATAGACGTAGAACTTTTTAGGTCCTCCTCTTTTTGGTTTATTTAAAGCTACATTCTTACCTTTATACTCTGCTTCGTCTACCATAGGTAAATCTAAAGGTACTTTTTCTCCTTCGAATACCCCGTACTCACCTATATTAGTTTCTTCTAGTAATTTAGTATCTTCTTCGTTTAACTGTATATAACCGTCTCTCCAAGCATCTCTTGCTTCAGCAAATAGTTGTATAAATTTATCACTTGAATAACGATAGACATTCTCATATAACGAGAGATCGTTTTCTAAATGATAAGTTAAAGATGGAAGCCCTACTATGTCTTTAATTTTAATCATTTTATATCTTTTGAGGTAGATTCATCCATTTCAGGGTGAAATAATAGTTTGATTACTTTAGCATCTTTAGAGACTGATTTACCGTCTATTTCTACTTCTATTGGGTAAGGTTCGAATTTATCAGCCCAATATGCTATATCGTAGCTTTTATCTTTATTGTTAGTAACTAACAGACCTCTATTATATGTATCCTCTTCAGCTTGTAGTACCATTTGCTTACCAATCGGTAAGATAACATCGCCCATAAGCTTTACGTTACCTTTTTCGTATTCTTCTAATAATATATCTTTAATTTTCATTTAAAAAATCTTTTCTGTAAAATTTACCGAGGATATTATCGTTAATATAATTATTACGAGTCTCCAATACCTCATTTATAAATAGGTATTTACATTCAAAATATGTTAATTGTTTTTTATCAGTTACATATTTGAGGATTTCTCTCCTGAAATCTTTTTTATTACCCTTCTTTACTAATTCAAGGATCTCTTTTTGAGAACCATAATAAGTTACCCAATCTGATTCTTTTATAACTTTCTTTTTTAAGGGTACTCTTCCTCCTATACCTTTAGCTTTTCTTTCTTCTTTTAATGCTTGTAGTTCTTTTTTACCTAATTTTTTATTTCTTTCAAAAAATAATACTTTTTTTCCTAAATACTTTCTGCCAGTAGGAATATGAGTAACTTGATAGATAAAACCGTAAGTATCTTTAGGCATACCTTCAATAGATAAAATAGGTAGACCTTGGTAAGTCCAAGTAGGATCAGTCATTATTTAAGAGATTTAATAATTTTATCGACATCGAATACATCTTCTAATTTACTGTAAGGGCAAGAAGAAATATCTTGAGCAAGATTAAACGGTTGATATAAATTATTTGGAAACTCTACTGGTAAGTTAAATTTATTAGCTCTGATATTAGAATGTAATTCGTATCCGAAAACTTCAGGTTTAGTTGTAACCCAACAGACAGTAGAAGGAAGATTAAAAGCTGTAGCTAGATGCTGTGCAAATGAATCGATAAGTAATCTTTTATTTGCTAGTTGTAATAAAATACCTATACTTCTAAATCCATCTAAAGCATGTAGAGTATCGGGGTATTTTTTCTGGTCGTCTCGCTTAATATGAACTATAGAATAATCTTTTTTAAATTCTTCTATAACTTTTAACATAGCAGGTTCGGGTATATCTCTAGTCCATGAATAATTATATCCTTGATTTTGTGGACCTCCGTTAGGCTGTATTGCTAAGATAGGTTTATCAGTTTTATAAAAAGGTTTAAAATATTGTATCTCTGCTTCAGTTAAATATATTTGAGGTGATTCTCCCTCGTATTCAAATCCCCATTGTTTAGCCCATATATTAAATAAATGGTCTTGTTCTAATATAAAGTCCGAATGAGTATAAGGATCGCTAAAGTATAGTTTACAGTTACTTTCTTTACCTTTTATGTACCTAGTATAAAAATCACCATGCTTTCCATTTGCATGAACTTTTTTAACTAGTGGATTATGTTTAAAGACATCAGGATATGAACATACTACGTGAATATCGTCTTTTGAATGTTTTTTGTGTATAACTTTTAGAAGTGCAGTAGCCATGATATGCTTACCCAAGCCACCTTCTACGTGAAATATAACCGTCATATTAATTTAATTTATAATCTACCAAGGTACCCCGGTATCTTCAGTTTTAGCATTATGAGCTGCTATTTTAGCTGCTACTGAAGCTGAATTTGCTGTTTGTATAGCGTTTACATCTAAACTACCTGTAATCCATCCTAAAACAATATTTTGAGTTAGATTTTCGTATTGTACGAAGTCTGCATCTGAAGAGTCTTTAGAAGGTAGATTAAAATCTCCATGAGTTATGGAAGCAAACATATCATCTTCTCTACTTTTGCAGTGATATGAAGCAGTAGTTATTAAACCGTCTGATAGATTTCTTTTTAAATTATCTATATACCATCTATGAATCATAGTTTAAAATTTATTTAGTTTTATATAATATAGTTAAAAAATTATTTAAAAACAACTATTACCAAGGAATACCGTTTCCAGAAGTAATTTTAGAAGCTGCTGCGATAGAACCTGCTAATTTATTAGAGTTTTCATTTTCTATAGCATTTTTATCAACGTTAGAATCTAACCATCCTAAAACATTATTTTCATTAAGCGATTCATAAGCTATAAAGCCAGCATCTTCGGCTGAACCTGAAATTTCAAAATTTCCTATAGTTCTAGTAGTAAAACCAGAATCTAATGATTCACATCCGTAAGTAACTTTATTTACTACTCCGTCAGAAAGATTTCTTTCAAGTTCGTATATTTTCCAAGTATGTTGCATTTTTTTAGTTGTTATTTATTTTAGTGTAATGCGTTCCAAGTAGACCCATTAAAGTAATATAGTTTACTACTTCCTGCTGATCCTGATGCTATTACCATTCCTTCTACTGCTGGAGTTGGATTAGTCGTTCTTCTAGTTAATTGTAATATAGCATTAGCAGTTGTTGACCCTGAAACTAATAAGTTATTAACGTGTGTAGTACAGTCTCTAGCAGAAGTAATATCTGAACCTACTACGAAAGAACAATCGTGTTGGTTACAGTTATTTTTACCTCCTAATATTCCTCCGTATTCAGCAGAACTAGAATTTATAGACCCTCCTACAACTACACCAGAACTTCCTGAGCTGTAATTTCTTGAACCTCCTCCTATAAAAGCGTGATCACCTTCTACTATATTCTGACATCCGGCAACGATTGCAGAGAAATAAGAATTATCATGATAGCAAGTTAAGTTATCTTCTCCACCTCCAACAAAACTAAAGAACTGACATGCTTTGTTAATATTACCTCCTACTACAGAAGCAAATATTTCCATTGCTTTATTATTTTTACCACCCCCAATAAATTGGTGTCCGTTATCAGATGATGGAGCTCCTGAACCAGAAACGCAGTTATTTTGTCCACCTGCAATTACACCAAAGCAGTCTGAACCTGACATAATATGGTTAGAACAACCTCCACCAATAAACGAATAAGGCGATTCAGTTTTATTACTTCTACCTCCAACTATTGCAGAGTAACTACCAGACATTTCATTTAATTGTCCTCCTACAGCTATACCGTAACAAGTTGAAGAAGCAATATCGTTTTTACAACCACCTGCTACTATTCCATAACATCCATTATTGTTGTTACAGAAACCTCCACCTACAAATGATAAACATCCACAAGCATCGTTTTGACCTCCTCCTACTAATGCTGCACCACCAAAACCAACTGTGTTAAGTTGACCTCCTACTAAGACTGAATATCCTACGTCATTTACTGCTTTCACTATTTCATTATTAGAACCACCGCCTAAGAAAGTATATGGTTCCCTGATAGTGTTTGAAAAACCGCCTGCTACAACTCCGTACTCGGCATTGTTAGAACCTGAAATACAGTTACCACAACCACCACCGATAAATGAATAATCAGATGAACCTGAGTTTCTACATCCTCCTACTACCGATGCCATATCTGCTTCAACGTCGTTACAACCACCAGCTCCTATAAAAGCACTGATTGAACCGCTATTTACTGTATTTCCTGATCCTCCTACTATAGCAGATTTAAGACTATTAGGAGCAATAGTATTGCTACACCCAGAACCTATAAATGTTCTGTTTGATACGCTTATCAGATTATCTGAACCTCCTGCAATTGTAGCGCAGTCTGAAGCTCCTTGTGTAATGATGTTACGATTACCTCCTAAAATCGAGGAATTCTGAGCATCGGTTATTATGTTTGAGCCTGAAGTAGGAACTATACTGCCGTATTCGGTTGAACTCCCATCGATTGAAGATGTAAATACTGCACCTCTTAAATTAAATGCTATATCTTCAGCGATAGAACTAGATACCGAAGTAAAAGAACCTGATATAGTTGCTGCACTGTAAGCTGCAGGTATATTAGTTAGACCTGAGCCGTCTCCTTTATAAGCACTAGCTGTTATAGCTCCACTTGCACTAACAATACCTTCAAATTTTGCTGTTGTAACTCCTGAGAAGAGAAGTATCCCAGTAGATTGAGGTGTCATCCTCATATTATGTTTAGTAAAATTATAACCGTCGTCATTAACTGTAATAGAGTTACCTGTAATAGTACCACTCGAACTTATATGTCCTGATGCTGTTATATCACCGGTTATATTTAAATTATCGTTAAACGATATAGTTTCATTAGAAGCACCTGCTGATTCAAATTTAGAAGCAAAAATCGTACCTGATGAACTTATATTTCCTGATGCAGTAATTGATCCGTTTATAGTAACAGAAGAAGTAGAAAAATCTCCTTCTATTAAAGCACTACCGCTATTATTATGAATATATAATTTATTTGATACTGAAGAACCACTAGTAGGTCCTGCATTATAGCCTATGAATATATTATTAGCACCACTTCCTGTATTATGACCTCCTGCATTAAAACCTAAAGCAGTATTATTATT